CTCTATTGAGCGATATAAGATCTTCATATTGTGGAGGATTTGGTATAGATTCTCCACGATCTTCATCAGAAAATCCAAAAGCATCCCAATCAAAATCATCTGCTTCGTTCAAATACTCTCGCCAATTTTCAAGTAAGAGTTTCATTTTAATCTCCTCCATATGTTTCATACAATTCTTCGTTTATACCCGGCTTGGTCCGATTCGTTAGTCTATAAAGACAGTCTAACCGACTTGATAGAGCATCTGTATATAAGAAAGGGAAAACAGCGTGCACCGCACAGCGTATTTCTATCTTCTTTAAACAAAATACAATTTTCCAAGCAGCACAAAAATGTTGGAGATAGGTTTCATCTTGTTTTTCAAGATGTTCGGTAAATAATTTACACATTAGTTTTCGTAAGCCTCATCTTCGTTGTTAGAGCGGACCAAAGCTGATGCTTGAAGCATATCTTCTGGTTCCACCTCTTTAAGTATGAGCTTTTCGGTCTTTGGTTCAAAATACATTCCCAAATAGTCACCTTTTGATATATCTGAATATTCCTCTTTTGTCAAAACTATCTTTCCACCACTTTGCTTAACAATAACTGCAAGAATATTGAATAAAAAGTCTGGGTCGCTTAATTTATTGCTCATATTCCTAAAAATCCTTTCCAAGTTCGAACTAAGCGCTCGTCTAAGTTTTGCTGCTGGCTGGCTGGCTGGCGCTGATTAAGCATTTGCTTTATTGCCCAATCAAATAAGCTATTCAGCCGATCTTCATCATCTGTTTCGCCCGTTGTAAGCTCTCGGAACAATTCTACGCGCGCATCTGGGTCATCGGCTGTGATTTTAAACTCGATGGTATATTCGATATCTTCACCGGAGGCCATAGCACTGCTATTACCAATATCAAGGTAGTATTCAACCCCAAGTTCGGAGCGCGGATGCTTAAGCAACTCTTCTCTAATAAAAAGACGCCAATCGCGAGAATCAAGGATCTGAGTCAATACCTGTGGGCTTGCCCCAAGTGCTTCAGGGTTGAAATCGTGAGATACTGCTGCGGTGGCTTCATATGACTCCGGAGGGTGTTCTCCATCATACCGTACATCCCATTCGTAGGATTCGAATGGGCTATCTTCTATCTCATATGCTAATTTGATGTATTCTCCGCCTTCCAAATAGCCTTCGCGCTTTAAAAACTCATCAATAGTTGCTTTGAAGGCATCCCGCCGGTCATCTAGCTTATCAATCTCCGCGCAAAATGCATCAAACCCATCAGGGCTATACATCAGCGCAGATTCTCCGATATCGGGGTGTTCTAAGTTAAATCTGCAGCCAATATGAACGGTTGTGTTCGAGAACTTATTAACGAATCCAGAGTCTGTATCAAAGATATCACCCCATATGTCATTTATATTATTAAAAGCATACATTCCCGTTGGATAAGAGTTGGGCAACTTTGAAAACTTGTCAAGATCATAGGTAAAGGTAATACGAGCTTCTGCTTCAATGTAAACACCGCCATCTCCGTCGTCTTCTACATTAGCAGACACTCCCGCAGCGGCATATCGTTGATTCCATTCAGTTTCAATCCGTTCTACCTCGGCTGTGTATCTCCCAAGTAACCCAGAAATGGCATTTGCATCTAAAGCATCTTCCGTTTCTCTGTTTTGACGAATATTACCAGTCATTGCCTCTGTTTCAATCATTGCGAGCTTAGAAAGTAAAGTTTCGCGCCCTTGAGCGCCGGCCGTGTCCTCATATGAACCACCAAAAATGAAAAACCTGTCTAAATTGACATCTTCCCCATCATCACCAGTACTAGGCATGTTTTTGAGTGCCTCTTCTTGGTTTTTTCTTGCCCATTCTCTAACTCTATCAGATAATCCGGGTATGCCAACGCCATATATGCGTTCTTCGGGTACTGCTAACTCTGTACCGTCGTCCCAGCGTTTAGGCGTGTCAGTATCGTAATACCGCATTTGGCGCAGCCTGGCGCGACTTATGGGCTCTATATCAAATCCTGCACCACCATCCCTATTGTCGTCGGCAAATATCTCGCCTTCTTGGATTTCTTGCTCTGCACTCTCAATATTGCTTGTATTTGTTTTATAAAGCAGATCTTCCGTTTCTACGACGTATGCGAGGGCACCGTGGCCATTTGCTTCGGCGACAGCGCACTTATAATACTCATTTGTGCCTCCAGATCGACTTGGAGGGCTATGACAAGAGGTAATTTTGTCAAAATCGCTCATTCTGAGCACATCTATGGGATGTCGAGTGATAATAATGGAATATTTGTCATTATCGAGCTTATTTATCTCTTTTTTGATATATCCGGCGTTTGTTTGCCAATATTTCGCCATTTTAGTTACTAAATCGGTCAAAGCGTAGCCCGCAGGTCCAGCAACACCCGGATTTGGGAGATATAAGCCGATTTGAGTATTTATTCGGTTATAATCTTCTTGTTCTTTTTCATCAAGCGCAGCTTTGACCATTTTCCCGCTTACTTTCCAGGGAACGTCTATTTTGCCGTGTGCGCCGATATAATTCATCTTATCCAGGTGATCATACACTTTTTGATACAAAATATCCCTTTTTGAACTCAGATCTGCCACTTTTGCGAAGAATTTACCGACTTTCATCTGAATTTTCTTCTTTTTGGTCGCTCGGCGTGCATCTGGACCGCCCATCAGCTGGTTAACCAGATCCTCAGTACTGGGCCCAAGGCTGCGCTCGGCTGAAAGCAATCCTTTTTCCCAATCTACGTCAAAATCTTGCTTTTTAAAGAATTCACCGAACCTTCCAAGGTCCGTAGAGTTATCCATCGTCGGAAAGTTGATAACTTTGCGCATTTCGCCGTTAAATAGCCCATTAAACGCGAGATCTTCGCCTTTCATGTCGTCGAGTATATTATCTAAGGCTTCTAACTCAATATCATCGAGTTCCCGAAGCAATTTATCGGGTTTTTGTTCGGAAATATCGAAATTTTCCAATAATTGGGCTGTTTTTAGCAGTATTTGTTCGTCATTTAGCATTTTTAGACATCTCCAGAGCTTTCTCTAATAAATAGATCGGTATTTCACTGTTCGACAACTCTTTTATCTCATCAATTACGGCCCATTTCCAGTCATCATGCTCAATTTCGCCGGATATTGGGTTAGGTTTATCGATTTTTATAGTACCAGACCACTTATAAGTCAAAAAATAGTGCTTTTTATCCTTTGGTTCTCCAAGATAAGCTAAGTCTCCCACTACACAAGTCAAGTTCGTCTCTTCAAATAGCTCTCTAAGGGCCCCTTCTTCAATAGAACCGTCGTCATCATCAATATGGCCCCCTGGAATCGTCCATTGGCCTTGCCGTTCGTCGATGTCTGATCGCCGGAGAACCAAAAAACGCTGTTTTTCGTCTAAACAAACAACAATCCCAACGGTTTTTAACTCACCTTCGGTAAGAAATACATTCCATTGGTGGCTCATACGTTATTTACACGCTTTGGGGCGCTTTTCACCATGCCAACCACTGCACATCTTCTTAAGAGCTTCATTAATTGACAGTTTATTGATGGGAACAACCCATATAAGGTTCTCTTGGACTTGAGTATTGGGGTAGTATTCCACATCTACACCATATAACACACCAACTATCGCGCCTTTTAAATCATAAACAACTGATCCAGAACACCCAAACCATCCATATGTCTGCAAAATGATATGTTTACCTATTCCTGGCCCACTTTCGTGTCCTGCAACACGTCCTCTGAAGGACATAAGCTTATGATCTGATGGAAACCCAGAATAGAATATCTCAGTTCCAACATTAGCCGTCTTTACTTGTGGTTTATAGGGCATTCCTTCAATACTTTTAAACGGAGTTGTTACAAACAGTACTGCGATATCCTCTATATCGTCAGAATATACCAACATTGATATATGAGACTCCCCCTTGTGGGATACAATATAGTTTTCACCTAACTTACCGCTGGCAACATGTTGGGCTGTGATCACTAAATGGATATCTTTATACTTTATATATGAACCAGAGCCATGGCCCCCATTAAATGGTATTGTAACCCTAACTGCCGCACTTCTGATCTTCTTTTCCATTGAAAGCATACCGGATTTGGCTGAATCAACCGGTAAAACTGGCTTATATTCCTGAGCTAAAGCCCCAAATGAAAACAATAGGCTCGCTATTATCGCTAAATACTTCATATTCTTTCCTTATTTATGGACTGGTGGTACCGGAGTCACCGGTATCCACTATCTCTATATATCTATATCCTATTTCTACCAACTGGCCGGCCGTCGGTATAACTGTAAAATAAACTGTGTTGGTTGACTCTGTATAAAACCAGTCATAATTCAGCGCGCCATTGATGAATACTCTAATAGAATCTGGCTCAGCTTTATGTGTTAACAGTAGAGACTCATATGGGTCAACAGAGTGTGTAGCGTCAGTGACACCTGGTGACCAGTCATCATCGCAGATGTCGACGATAATCCCTCCCAAGACGTTGGTCGCTTCCATATATCTTTCCCCGACATCTACTACGCTTGGAGGATGATCACATAAAGAAACTACTGATTCATGATTAACTATACTTGCCATAAAAACAGAACCCATTCTTAGAGAGCTATACCAGCTTAAAAAGTCTGATGGCATGGGGTATTCAACTTCGCTTTGCTCTTCTTCATCGGAGACAAAAACTACCAAAAGCCCAGCGTCAGACCGCATCCAGGTTGAAGAATACGGATTATGATTTATATATGCATAAACAGAATTAAACCCCTCTTCCCATGGCCCTGGTGGCAATGTATTGAGCATGCTCTCTG